AAACAGGTTGGCACAGGGGGAGGAGGTTCTCCAACAGGCCCTGCAGGTGGTGACTTATCTGGAACCTATCCTAATCCAAATGTTGTATGGGCTAATGGACAACCAACGTATGATCTTGTTTATTATCCTCTATTAAGTAATCCTGCTGGTTATTTAACAAGCTCTGCTCTTACACCATATTTAACTACAGCTGCTGCAGCTCTTACATACTATCCAATACCTACAGGTACAACTAGTCAATATATAAGAGGAGATGGAAGTTTAGCTACATTTACAACATATACTTTACCTGTTGCTACAGCAAGTGTATTAGGAGGAGTGAAGATAGGTAGTGGTGTTTCAGTTGCTTTAGATGGAACAATATCTGTATCTACAAACTATCAAGCTCCTTTATTAGGAACAGGATTTGTAAAATCTACAGCAGGTGTTATATCTTATGATACTACCACTTATTATCCTTATCCTACAGGAACTGTTTCTCAATATATAGATGGTACAGGAGCATTCCAAACTTTCCCAACAATAACTAGTGGAACAGTAACATCTGTAGCTGCTTTAACAATAGGAACTGCAGGAACAGATTTAACATCCACTGTAGCAAACCCAACTACAACACCTGTAATTACACTGAATGTACCAGATGCAAGTGCAACAGCAAGAGGAGCTCTTACTTCTACTGATTGGAATACATTTAATAATAAACAAAATGCTTTAGGATTCACCCCTGAAGATGTTGCTAATAAGCAAACAGACTTAACGGCTTCTGCTACAAAATATCCTACTGTTGATGCAGTTAATACGGGTTTAGGAACTAAACAAAATCAATTAAACGGAACAGGTTTTGTAAAAGCATCAGGAACAACAATAAGCTATGACAACAGCACCTATCTAACGTCTTCAACAGTTATTACCAATGTTGAAAAAAATGCTTATGAATATAGAGCTTTAAATACAACAGGAGGTAATGTTACTGTTATAGGACAACCAACAGCAGGTATTGTTACAAGTGGACAAGGTGCTGCAAGTGGTGGTTCAGGTATATTTGCATCACAAAATAGAATAGATTATGTAACAAGTACAGTGGCAGGGAGTCTTGCTTTCTTCAGAACAACATTTGGTTCTTGGGGAGGTATGAGTTCAGGAAAAGTGTGTGAGTGGTTATTTGGTACTGCTGATGCAGCTACAGTTGCAGGAGCAAGAACTTTTGTTGGATTTACAGCAAGTTTTGCAACCCCTAATAATGTTGAGCCAACAACATTAGTGAATTGTGTTGGACTTGCACGTTTATCAACTTCAAACAATTGGCATATCATTCATAATGATGCGTCAGGTGTAGCTACATCAATTGATCTTGGAAGTGGTTATCCATCAAACACATTAGGTGTTGATTTAATATATCTAAGACTTACATTCAACACTAATGGTACAGTTTCATATTTTGTAGCAAATAAAACAACAAACATATCTACATCAGGAACATTGTCAACAAATTTACCTGCTGTTGGATTGTATGAAACAATTTGGACAACTAATAATGCAACTGCATTAGCCGCAAGACTTGGATTTTGTTATAGAACATTTAATAATCCTTAATAAGTATGAAATACTTTTATACTAAATACGGAACAATAGTTGATGAGAATATGACTCCTATTCCTATGGTTGAAGGTAATCCAATCTATGAGGCGTATTTATTGTTCTTGCAAGCGGATGGAACTATTGAGCAAACTGATTATGTGACTAATGAAGAGCTTGAAGAGTTAAGAAGAACATCAATTCCTCAGACAGCAAGTAAGATGCGTTTCTTTTTAGCGTTGTTTAACATAGGAATTACAAGAGCGATGGTTTATGATGTTATCAATCAGATAACTGATGAAAACCTCAAGGAGATTGTGCTTATAAAGTTTGACCTATCTCAGGAGTTTGATAGAGGAGATGAACATGTAAACATGTTAGCTGGAATTTTTGGAATAACACAAACACAATTAGATGATTTATTTATTCAATCTAATACATAATATTAAAAAAAATATATTTACATTTGTAAAACCTTAAATATTAAAAATCATGGCAATACCATCAAGACAGATAGGCTGGGGTACTACAGACAACCTATTGTGGCAAATATCTAAACAATTAGAGTTACTTATTAAAGTGACTGCTGCTGGTAATACGTACACTACAACTAGTACAACTACTATAGCACCTACCACAACTACAACTACAACATAATATGGCTATACCAAGTAGACAAATAGGTGGAAGTACAACAACCAATCTTCTTTGGCAGATCTCTAAGCAATTAGAAGAACTAATCTGTGTTAGAAGTGGTGGCTGTGGCACAACAACAACCACTACAACAGTGGCACCAACAACAACCACTACCACTACATTAGATTGTAATTGTTATACACTAATAAATAATACAAATAATTCTTCATCATATGACTATATAGATTGTTCAGGCAGTGAAATAAATAATGTTCCAATAGCAAGTGGAGAAACTATAAATTTATGTGCTTCTCGTGACTCAATCTCATGTGTAGATGTAATTTTAATATTAGATCAAGGTGTGTGTGGAGAGGTTTGTAATTATTCTTGTAATATTTATAAAGTTGAACCTCCTGAAGATGGTCCTGAAGCTGAATGGAATTATTCATATGTAGATTGTGAAGGAATATTTGTACAAGGTGTAATAGGGACTGGTGATCGATCGCTAACAGATTGTATGGTTGTAGGATCATTAACTTATTTCCCAGAAGGATTAATTGTAACAAATCTAGGAGAGTGTTTAGTTAATGCCACAAATATATTTGTTAATTGTCCAGAAGCATGTAATCCTGGGCCTAGTTGTCTGCAACCATATGATTATTACAATGTTTGGATACCACTATCATGCGCAGAATTTTGGCCAACTATTGGATGTGAAGTGTGGTTGGATGAATTCAAAACAACAGCATTCCCTGATGGAAATTATAACAATGGAGAGGGCGAATGTATAACAATAACAGGTGGCGTAGTAACAGCTATTCCTTAATATAAAAAAACAAAAAATAAAACCAACTACATTATGAAAGAATTAAAATTTGTACAATGTTGCCCTAGCGATATTTATTATACATGGCAAGTGAATCTATGGATGGAAAGTCTTAAAGAAATAGGACATTCTGACAAAGCAATCAACCTTATATTCACTCCTAAAGGAAGAGAGAATAAAGAGAAGTGGAAACAGATACAAGAGTTGTATCCAGAAGCTGAGTTTCACTTCTATGAAGATGAAGACAACTTGAATCGATTAATTGGAATATATATTCCTGTATTAAGACCATATGTTCTTTGGAAACATTTTAAGAAACATCCAGAACTAAGTGATTGCGCTATATTCTATTGTGATTCAGATATTCTTTTTATGAAAGATTTCAATGTGGATCAGTTCTTAGAGGATGATATAAACTACTTATCAGATACAAACAGTTACATTAACGCTAAGTATTTTGATAGCAAGATCAATCAAGTGTTACCAGAGAAACTGGAAGAATATAAAACAAGAGATGTTCTTGCTGAAATAGCAAGTGTTGTTGGAATAAGCAGAGAAATAGCAGAAGCTAACAATGATCATTCAGGAGGAGCTCAATATCTATTAAAGAATGTAGATGCTGACTTCTGGAGTAAGGTGATGAATGATTGTATTCTTATAAGAACCTATTTACAGACAGTGAATAGAGAATTCTTTAAAGATGAGAACACAGGGTTCCAAAGTTGGTGTGCAGATATGTGGGCTGTTCTTTGGAACATATGGTTAAGAGAAAAAGAAACAAGAGTGGTTCCTGAACTAGCATTTGCTTGGGCAACAGACCCTATCACAAAACTTGATACCCACACAATCTTTCATAATGCAGGAATAGTTTCTGAGACAGGTAATGGATACCCAGCTTTCTATAAAGGAAAATATCACATGGGAACAGATCCAACAAAAGATCCTTCTCTTGAAGCTCTACTTAACAATGAAGAATCAAAAAAATATTGCACGTGGTTTTATGCCACTAAGCTAAATGAAATCAAAAACAAATATAACCTAGACTATTAACCCTAAATTAAAAAACAAATGGGAAGCATTAATTCAAGACCTTTGAAAGCTTTTGTTCGCTATGATGGTAGCGGACGAATAGTTGCAGGAAGCTTAATCCTCAGAAAAAATAAGCCAAAAGTGGGCAAGTGGAAAGAAATACAAGCATATGAGTGCTGTTTTCTAACTTCTACTACCACAACAACTGCAGCACCTACTACAACAACAAGTACCACTGCAACACCAACGACTACTACAACAACAACATCACCTTAATCATCATGGCAAGAAGTAATAACAATAATAAGCTTAAAGCTTTTGTACGTTTTGATGGTTCAGGACGTATTGTACCTAGTAGTTTAATTGTACAAGCATTTAAACCTGCTGTGGGTAACTATGTAGAGATAGATGCTAAAGAGTGTTGTAACTATACAACCACCACTACATCTACTACTGCAGCCCCAACAACAACAAGCACTACTACAGCAGCTCCTACTACTACTAGTACAACTACTGTGGCACCTACAACCACAACAACAACTACTCCAGGTCCTTAATTTAAAAAATAAACAACATGGCACTAAAATCCCTATTTCCAAATGAAATGATGGAAAGCAAAGGAAGTGAACTTTCATTAGAAAGCATTGCTGCTAAACTTACATACTTCCATGAGCAATTACACTTGACTCATTGGCAAACAACTAGTTATGCAGAACATCAAGCCACAGGAGCATTGTATGATTATGTACATGATTTCAAAGATGGATTGGTTGAAAAGATTATGGGATATACAGGTAAAAGACCTAACCCATATAAAATAGAACCTCTTACAAACTGTACAGCTGGTGAGTGTGTTAATAATCTTCTATCTTTTGCATCAGCTTTGAAAGCATATGGTGAGAAGAATAGTTTCCATGATGTATGCAACCTTGCAGACTCTCTGTCTGGAGAAGCAGCTAAAGTGCGTTATTTACTAACATTGTCATAATGGAAATAAGTAGAAAACATTTTCCTAAGGTGATGCAAGATAACGATGAGGTCTTTCTTGCACACTTAGAAGGTGTTATCTCTTCTGTTGATGAACTATGTAGTCTTGAGATAACAAAGAACACAGACAACTATAGGTTCAGAATAGCAGCCAGTCATCCAATGTACAACAATATGCTTATAGAAGAAATTCTTAAGTTCTGTAACATGTTCAAGATAAGAGTGGACATGAGCAAATCAATCAAAACAACATCAGTGCTTTCTTTTACTATAAGTATGGATTTAGACAAATAATTTATTTGTTTTGTTTTATAATATTTAATATAGAGGACTTTTATGCAATTCTTGTAATAGAGGTTTAGGTTATTTTAAAGATAGTGTTAAATATTTGGATAATGCTAAAAAATATATAAATAATCATAACAATAATCAAGTGTAATAACATTTGAAATAAACTTAGATTAATATGGCAACATTTATAAAAGCAGGATTTTGGGAACAATTATGTAAACCTTGTACAGGATACAAAGGCTGGCTTAATCTTGACGAATTAATTAAAAGTTTAGCAAGTACAGTGGTTGGTCCTCAAGGTCCTCAAGGAGTTCAAGGAGAACAAGGAGAACAAGGTGTGGAAGGTCCACAAGGAATACAAGGTGAAACAGGTGCTGCATTAACAGTGCTTGGATCCTATCCTGATCTTGCTGCATTCTTAGCAGGAGCTGGTGGTTCACCAGGATTACCTGGAGAAGCTTGGTTACTTGAATCAGATGGATCTTTAATGATTTGGAACACAGCAACTAATGCTTGGGAAGATGTAGGTGATCTACAAGGACCACAAGGGATACAGGGAATTCAGGGACCACAGGGTGAACAAGGAATCCAAGGAATCCAAGGTATACAAGGTCCTGTTGGACCTTCTGGTAGTCTATTTGCTCAAACAGGAAACTCAACAATCATAACAGGTATTACTGAAAGCACATTAATAAATGGTGGTGTTGGTACATTAACTGTTCCTGCAAATGGATTTCAAGTGGGAGATAGTTTTAGAGCTATTTTTGGTGGTGTCATGAATGCTGCTAATAACCAAACTATTAGAATAAGAGTTGAAGCAGGACCTATTATATTATTAGATAGTGGTGCACAGAACTTGGGTAGTAGTGTTGTAAATGATGTTTGGTCTTTGAATATTGATTTTACAATTAGACAAATTGGAGGTGCTGGTGTAGCATCTATTGTATCATTAGGTAGTTTTCATTACACAAAAACTAATAATGCTTCTGTTCAAGGATTTGGATTTAACGTAGTGAATAACACAACATTTGATACAACAATTAGTAATGTATTAAATGTTACAGCTCAATGGGGATCTGCTAATACATCAAACAATATTTACAGTGATATATTTGTATTGAATAAAACATACTAAATTTGTTTTGTCGCAAATATATGCTATATTTGCTACATAAATCAATTAAACAATTTACATTATGGCACAGTATGATCCTGCAAAGAGGTATACATGGACTCCTGAAGACAAATTCACGTTAACAGGACAACAATTTGGATTAATTCTTAACACAGTTAGATCTTATTTATCATCAGAAGAAGCAGCACGTTTCCAATTGATGGTTCAAACTAATCAAGTGATTGAAGAGTTAATGATCCAAGGTGTAGAAGCTGACATCATTAAAGAGGTGGTAGAAGAAGTTTCTTCTAAAGACCTTTAAAAAAACAGTTCTGGTTGGGTGACTAAGAACCAGACGTAGATAATATAAGCACTTCTCTATGAGAATATACGAACCAGAAAACAGAATAGATGTTATAACACCTAAGGGAGAAGGTATCATCTGGTTAGTGACAGACTATGGTCATGAGACAGATACCATCTATACAATTATAATAAACACTACAGGTGAGATGTGGCAATACACTCACAAAGATATAATCGTTAAACCCAATATAACATTTAAACGCTATGGCAAAAATAATTAAAAAATCTGCAGTTAAAAAATCTGCAGTTCCTAAAGCTCAACCAGGAAAAAAAATTACTACAGCAGGTCAAGCATACATGAGATATGTACCAGGAGCAACAGCTAAAGACACACTTGGAACAGATGATACTAGATTCAGAGGACCAGGTTTTGCAGAAAATACAAAAAACTGGGATGTAAAAAATAAAATGCTTGATATGACATATGGAGAAAATAATCCTGCAGATTTGGGAGAACGTGCAAAACAATCACCAGCTGCAGTAAAAGCATTTGTTAAAGAATTAAAGAAAAGTAAATTAAAAACTGGTGGTGCTGTTAAAAAGAAAATGAAAAATGGTGGAAGTCTATCTGGACTTAAAGCCTCCAACAAAAGAGTTGGTCCTGTAGATCCTAAAGGAGCATTCACAAAGGTGCAAAAGAAAACTTTAAAAGGTGCTAAAGGAAAAGCTTCTCTTACCAAAGACAAACAACTTGGTGCTACAAAAATGGCTAAAAGAGGAATGTCTATTAAAAAGAAATAGTTATGAAAACTATTAAAAAAGCTCAATCTGGTACTACAGTAAAAGATAAAACAGCTGTAGTAAAACCTAAAAGAAAACCTGATGTTGTTGCTGAAAAATCTAATTACACTTTTTTAAAAAGTAGTGAAAAAGGAAAATCTCCTACCAAAAAAGATTCTACAAATTATGATAAAGGATATAATATAGGAAGAGAACGTAAGCAACCATTATTTTTTTCTTCAGATATGAATACTTATATGGGAAGTGTAGAAGGTTCTATTGATAAAAATAAACCTAAAAAGAAATTAAAATCTGGTGGTTCTGTAAAAGCTAAAGATGGTAAGTGGATGCAGAAAGCTGCAGCTTCTATTAAAAAGCGTGGTACTGCTGGGAAATGTACACCAATCACTAAACCTGGTTGCACTGGTAAGGCTCGCACCCTTGCAAAAACTTTTAAAGCAATAGCTAAGAAAAAGAAAAAGAAATGATGAAGAGTTCTAATGTTAGAAACGTTACTAGAAGAGCTAAGCTTAGAGGAATTACAGTATCTGAACTTATTCTTATTGAACAAGAAAAACAGATAAAAATAGATCAAGGATTTAAATGGTGTAATTCCTGTAAAGATTGGTTATTAAATTCAGAGTTTGGAAAAGCTCATTCATATTGTAAACAATGTTATAGAGATAGAAGTAACTCTAGATATGATTTAGATAAACAGAGATCCCATTTATTAAAAAAGAAGTATGGAATTACTTCTGATGAATACAATCAAATGTTATCTGAGCAAAATCACAAATGTTACATTTGTCATACACATGAAGATAAACTAGATAGATCATTAGCTGTTGATCATTGTCATACTACTGGTAAAGTAAGAGGACTATTATGTGGAAACTGTAATAGATTTCTTGGACAAATTGATGATGATGTAAATACAGCAGAAAGACTACTAGAATATCTTAATAAATATAAAGACATTCAAAAAAATTGCTGCTAAGCGTAAAGGTAAATAATGCTTAATTTAAATATTCCATCTTTTAAATGTCTTGTTAGACTTTCACATTTTACAAAGAATGATGAACATAAAGATGTATATCATAATGCTTATGCTTTTGCAATACAATCTGTAGAAGGAAAGATACTAACGTTTCACGTAATGACAGATTATGGAATGTTAAGAAGTAGAGTTCCTATATCAGAAATATTTTTAAAAGTTCCTACCAAAGATGTTCCTTCACATTATAAACAACTTTGGGATTGCTTTTCAGAGAATGTAACAGCTGTAAAGTTTGATTATTTAAATGGAAAAAGATGTGAAGTGGTACTTAAAAATAGTGAGAAAGTATGGGCAACATATATGTTCACTATTGATTGGTTTAACAACCCTTACTCAGATGAACCAAGTGATTATAAATGTGGACATATATTAGTTTCTGATGATGGTTATTTGTTATGCCAACCAAACAATAGAATATATTGGAAAGACTCTAACTTTGTTACACAAGATTTCCCATTAGAAAAGAAAAACATAAAGGTGGACAACATTCTTGAATCTGTAGAATCATATTCTGACAGATGGGTGAGTGAAGACACAGATTCATTTTACTATAACATTAACGAATAAATAATTATGTCTAAGTTAAATCCCCAAAAAGCATCAGCCTATGTAGGTCCTGGTGTATTACGTAAAGGTGGTAAGATAACACCTGTTCCTAATGGTCCTTTAATTAAAAAGAAAGGCCCTTTTAAAGGAAGTGGATTAAAATCTGGTGGTACAATAAAAAAAGCTCAGAATGGAACATCAGAGTATTCTGATCCAAAACCTTTATTCGATAAAATAAAGAAAAGTAAAGATTCTCTTGATAATGCTACGTTTAAACTTGAAGAAAAAAAGTTTAAATCTAAGATGGAGTATTTAAATGGTAAATTAAAAAATGAGCAATCTATGATGAATACTAAAAAAGTTAAGAAAGCTAAGGCTGGAGCAATGATTAAACGTGCTCAGAATGGTGACACAACAACTGTTAAAAAACCTAAAGTTGATGGTTTTTTTAAAAATATAGATAAAAAACTAATTAAAAAATCTGATACTACTGAATTTTATAAAGGTCGTAAATCTAAAATTATGGATGATGGATTCTTTAAAGGACCAAAAGTAAAATCAACAGGGTTAAAAAATGGAGGATTGATTAAACGTGCTGATGGTTCTATGTCAAGAAGAGGTTTATGGGATAATTTGAGAAGTAAGGCTGCTCAGAATAAAAAGACTGGGGCAAAACCTAAATCTCCTACGAAAGCAATGCTGACACAGGAGAAAAAAATAAAGGCTAAGGGAAAATGATATTAAATATTAGTAATGAACATAAACAAAAATACTTTTCTCAGAAAGAGAAAGGAGGAGTTGTTTATAAAATTACTAATCAAATTGATGGTAAGTTCTATATAGGAAGTACAAACAATTTGATAAAAAGATATTATACTCATATTCATGATATACGTTCTGTTAGAAATACTTGTGTAAAACTAATTAGAGCAGTTAATAAACATGGGGAAGATAACTTTACATTTGAAATTTTATGTGAGTGTTCTATTGAAGAAATATTAAAGACTGAACAAAGTTATATAGATAGTTTAAAACCTACTTATAACATTGCTAAAATTGCTGGAAGTAATCTTGGAATCAAAAGAACAGAAGAAGTCAAACT